CGATAGTCCAAGTAAAACGTAGCGAGACTGCTAGTGCAGTACCAACTGGTGCAGATCTAGCGGTTGGCGAACTTGCTGTTAATCTAACAGATAAGAAAATTTACTCTAAGAAGACTGATGGAACAGTTGTTGGTCTTGGTGGAGTATCAGTAAATGATGGTGGGGCGAACGCAGGAGTGACGACCATCTCATTTGCTGACACCATTTTTGGAGATTTTGTTGTTGACACTACAACAACTCCTGGGGTTGCAGTCGTTCGTCTTAATCAAAATGCAGATTTAGATTACGGTTTAATTACCGACAATGTTTTCGAGTACAACTCAATCGATTACGGGAGCATTTAACGTGGCAGCAAGAGTCAAATTGAGAAGAGGTACTTCGGTGCAGCATCAAAATTTTACTGGTGCAGAAGCGGAAATTACTGTAGATACAACTAACTGGTCAGTGAGGGTGCATGATGGATCTACTGCTGGGGGGCACGAACTTCTAAAAGCGTCTTTAGAAAATATTGAAAATGGCGCCATTCTCGATGGTGGAACATATACCTAAATAGGGTGGATTAGGAGATAAAAATGGCAACGATTTTACAACTTAGAAGAGGAACTACCGTCCAACACTCGTCCTTCACGGGTGCTGTTGGCGAAGTCACTGTCGATACAACAAAAGATACAGTAGTTGTTCATGATGGTACCACTGCAGGTGGTAAACCTCTGGCAACAGAAGCATATGTTACTTCGCAAATTCAAACCAAAGATAACAGCGACGAGATTACAGAAGGTTCGACGAACCTCTACTTTACGAATACAAGAGCAAGAGATGCATTTAGTGCAGGTACTGGTATTACGATCTCCTCAGGCGCTATCGCAACAACAATCACACAGTATACAGATGCTCTTGCACGTGGTGCTGTATCTGTAACAGACAGCGGCGGCGATGGATCGCTTGCATACAACTCTAGCACTGGTGTAATCACTTATACTGGTCCGAGTGCAACAGATGTTCGTGCTCACTTCAGCGCTGGAACTGGTGTTACTATTACCAATGGTCAAGTTGCTATTGGTCAGGCAGTTGGAACTGGGTCTAATGTTACATTCAACGATTTAACTGTTAGCGGTAATCTAACGGTTTCTGGAACTACAACCACAGTAAATACCGAAACTATTAATCTTGCCGATAATATTATCTTACTGAACAGTAATGAAACTAGCACACCAAGTCAAAATGCTGGTATCGAAATTGAGCGTGGATCTTCTACAAATGTCGTATTTCAATGGAATGAAACTACTGATGTTTGGGAATATACAGTAGACGGAACTAACTATATTCCAGTTGTTGGTACCACAGCGACTCAAACATTAACCAATAAAACAATCAGCGGTTCATCTAACACATTATCGAACATTGCTAATTCATCTCTGACAAACAGCAAAGTTACAATTGGTTCGACCGATGTAAGTCTCGGCGGAACTGTGACAACCTTCGCTGGACTTTCTTCAGTCACCTCAACTTCGTTCGTTGGTGCTCTAACTGGTAATGCGTCAACAGTAACTAACGGTGTTTATACCACCGATACTGGCACAGTTACCAACGCTATGCTTGCTGGTTCGATTGCAAACAGCAAACTAACCAACAGCAGCATCACTTTAGCAGGCACTGCAGTTTCTCTAGGTGGTGCATTCACCGCAACTAATATGCTTGATGCAATTAAGACAGTCGATGGTGCAGGTTCAGGACTAGACGCCGATCTACTGGATGGCAACTCAAGCGCATATTTCCGCATTAATGTTTACAATGCAGCAGGGACTCTATTGAATTAATATGTCAACAGTCATTCAACTCAAGAGAAGCGAAACCACAGGAGCAATTCCCACAGCAGTTGATATTGCAGTTGGAGAACTTGCAGTAAACTTAGCAGATGGGGCGCTGTATTCTAAAAAAACTGATGGAAGTATCATTGAAGTCGGTGGATACAATCCAGAATTCTTTACAATTCCAGAAACAATCGATCTCGGTGACATCGCAGGAGTGAATCCTGCAGTGTATGACATGGGTACATTATAAATAGTCCCAAAGAGGACAAGATATGGCAATTTCTTCAAGGCAAGGTTTAATAGATTACTGTCTCCGCAGACTCGGATTTCCAGTAATCGAAATTAATGTAGACGATGATCAAGTAGAAGATCGTATCGATGACGCATTACAATATTTTCAAGAGTATCACTTCGACGGTGTCGAGAGACTCTACCTAACACACAAAGTTACAACCGCAGAACTAAAATTCTCAGGATTATCATCGCCATCGTTTGAAAACAACGAGATGTTAGTCGGTAACACCTCAGGTGCAACATGTATCTTATATACATTATCCGGAACTACCGCAAGAATAACCAACGTAAAGGGCGCATTTACAGCAGGTGAAACTGTAACTGGATCTACCTCGGGATTCAGTAGAGCACTCGCAGCAACTAATTTCTATACTGCAGGAGACATTCAAAACGGTTATCTTCCACTTCCAGATTCGGTAATTGGTGTTATCCGTGTTCTACCTGTCAATGGTCCAAGTTCTGGTATGAACAATCGCAACAACATGTTCGATCTTATCTATCAGTTCCGCTTAAATGACATGTATAACTTGCTCTCTGCTGACATGGTTTACTACACCCAAGTTCAACAGCATCTATCTATGCTTGATATGCTTCTGGTTGGCGATCGGTCATTCAAATACAATCGTAAAATGGACAAGATGTATATTGATATGAATTGGGAAGAAGTATTAAATCCTGATGATTTTATTGTCGTTGAATGCTATCGTATCCTAGACCCATCAACATATACACAAGTCTATGATGACATGTTCCTAAAACGTTATTCAACTGCATTGATCAAACGTCAATGGGGAGAGAACATGAAGAAGTTTGGTGGGATCCAACTTCCAGGAGGTGTCATTCTAAACGGTAAAGAGATCTACGAAGAAGCAGTCGAAGAAATCGCAACAATCGAAAACGAAATGCAATTAAAGTCAGAGTTGCCAATAGACTTCATGGTTGGATAAGACATGCCAACGAACTTCTACTTTCAATCTGGTAATACATCTGGAACCACAAACGAACAACGTTTGGTGGAAGATCTTGTCATTGAAAGTTTGAAGATCTACGGACATGACGTTTACTATTTACCAAGACAAACAGGCAATCTAGATGGAATACTCGGCGAGGATGCGCTTCAGTATTTTGATCAAGCATATCCACTTGAAATGTATCTCGAGAACGTCCAAGGATTCGAAGGTGAAGGCGAACTATTTACTAAGTTCGGGTTTGAGTTTAGATCTTCAGCAACATTCGTAGTTGCTAAGAGGCGTTGGGAAGAAGGTGTTGCTCAGAATGCAACTGTTCAACTACCCGATCGTCCAGCAGAAGGCGACCTACTTTACTTCTCGAAAACCAAAACATTTTTCGTAATCAAGTATGTCGACTTCTTGAATCCGTTTTACCAACTTGGTAAGATATACACGTTTAAACTGCAGTGTGATGTATTCGAATTCAGTTCGGAAAGAATCGATACTGGAATTGCAGAAATTGATTCAATTACGGACACATCAAGTCAAGACGTTTACAGATTCCAACTGTTAATGCAGTCAGGTGATTTGGTTCTAAACAATAGTGACGATTCAATTATCCTAGAGGTATATGCTACAGCAGATACTGATAAGCAAGCAGACAATGATGAATTCGAGGTAGAAGCAGAAGGCATTCTAGACTTCACGGCATTCAATCCATTCGGTGAGGTACAGAAAAGAGCATAATGTTTTTACGTCAACACTTCTATCACCAACACATTAGAAAAGCAATTATTGCTTTCGGCACAATCTTCAATCAGATCTCAGTTAAGAGATACAATTCTGATCAAGAAGTCGTGCAATCTGTTCGTGTTCCTTTAGCATATTCACCAAAAAATAAGTTTCTTGCTCGTATCGCAGAAGTTCCATCAACTACAACCCAAGCAGCAGCAATTATTCTGCCGCGAATGGGTTTCGAGATTACGGGATTACAATATAATCCTGCGAGAAAAATTAACTTGTTGACAAAGAACGTGGCAGTTGGTCAGGGTGACGACCCTAACGTACTGCGAACTCAATTCACCAGCACACCATATGATATGAATATTTCATTGTATGCAATGGCAAAGAATCAAGACGATGGTTTACAAATTATCGAACAAATAATTCCGTTCTTCAATCCTGACTTCTGTGTTACCGTATCCGATATTCCTTCAATGGGTATTAAGAGAGACCTTCAGATAATTCTCGATTCTATTAATTATGAGGATGATTATGCTGGCGACTACATGCAAAGACGTTCAATTGTTTGGACGCTAAACTTTACGCTTGGGTTGAATCTTTATGGTCCAGTCGAGCAGCAAGGAATTATCCGAACTGCGATTGCGAATACATATACAGATATTGAGCAACCAAATTATGAACAAAAATATCAAGTAACAACAAATCCAGATACTGCTGCGGTGACTGACGATTGGGATTATGTGGAGCAATTCGATGAATTCTATGAACAAGGGTAATTATCAAGATCTCGATGATCTTTTCGGAACCGAAACAACAAAGATCCCCGAAGAAACAATTGAAGTAATTGAGGTAGAAGTTCTCCCAGCGACCACAACTACATCCTCAGTTCCAGCAATTATAGAATCCACGGGTAATGATATCGAAGATGACTATAACAATGCAAGAAATAAACTCAATGAGTTGATTGGGACTAGTCAAAAAGCATTAGAGGGCATGTTAAATGTCGCTCTCGCAAGTGACAGTCCTCGTGCTTATGAAGTAGTCGGGCAGTTGATCAAAACAACTGGTGATACTGCGAAGGATCTATTGGATCTACAAGCAAAAAAGAAAAAAATTCTGCAGGATGATAACAAGAAAACTCAGCAAATCGACACGCAGAATAATATTATCTTTTCTGGTAGCACCCAGGATTTACTCAAGGCGTTGAAAGCAGAGAAAGCAAAAGTAATAGAACATGATAGTTGAGGAATCCTCGTATCACGGTAATATTAATTTAAAACCGATCGGATACAAACATAATTTTACTCCGGAGCAATTGACAGAACTCGCATTATGCGAGGAAGATCCAATTTACTTCATTGAAAATTATTGTATGATTGTTTCGCTGGACGAAGGTCTTATTCCATTCAAACTCTATGAATGTCAGAAGCGCAAAGTCCACCACATCCTAGACAATCGTAAAGCGATTCTCATGGAGGGTCGCCAGCAGGGTAAGACTATTACATCTGCTGCTTGTATCTTGTGGTATACACTGTTCCAAGATGCAAAAACTGTTGCTATTCTTGCGAACAAGACTTCTGCTGCTCGCGAAGTCATGAATCGTTATCAAGGTATGTTTGAGAACTTGCCTCTCTGGATGCAGCAAGGCGTTAAGACTTGGAACAAGGGTGACGTTGAATTAGAAAACGGATCCAAGGTATTTACTGCTGCTACGACTGCCTCTGGTATTCGTGGTAAGTCGGTTAACTGGTTGTATATCGACGAAGCAGCGATTATTCCAAACACGGTCGCCGAGCAGTTCTTCGCTTCAGTTTATCCTACAATTTCTGCTGGTCAAACTACAAAGATTCTATTGACTTCTACACCTCTGGGGTATAACCACTTCTGGAAATTCTGGAACGAAGCGGAAAAGGGTGTCAACGGATTTGAACCAATGTTCATTCCATACACTGAAATCCCAGGACGCGACGAAGCATGGGCAGAAGAGCAACTCAAGATGCTCGGGGAACTCAAGTTCAACCAAGAAGTTCTGTGTAATTTCCTTGGTTCGAGTAACACTCTGATCAACGCACATACTCTTGGAGCGATGAGTTCTATTGACCCTATATACATGAAAGATGGTCTAGATATCTTCGAAGATCCCATCCCAGAGCATACTTATGTTATGGGTGTTGATACGGCAAGAGGTATTGGTGGCGACTATTCTGCGTTCACTGTGCTTGACGCAACCTCTGTTCCCTATAAACTCGTCGCTAAATACCGCAATAATAAAATACCACCAATGCTTTATCCTAACATTGTAAATAAGGTGGCGAGAGATTTTAATAATGCATATGTGATGATTGAAATTAATGACATGGGTCAGCAAGTCGCTGATATTTTGCATTCAGAATTAGAATATGATAATATTTTAACAACGTCGAAGGATACGAATAAACAATATCTTTCTCCAGGTTTCGGTAGAGCAACCCAAATGGGTGTTCGAATGACTAAGCAAGTAAAAAGGCAAGGTTGTTTTACACTAAAATCCCTGATGGAAGAAAAGAAGTTACTGATTTTTGATGCGGATACCATCTCAGAATTCTCTACCTTTATTGAAAAGATGGGAACTTGGATGGCAGACGAAGGATATTTTGATGACTTGGTGATGAGTTTAGTACTGTTTGCTTGGGTAACCAGCAACACATATTTCACAGATCTGACAGATATTGATATTAGAAAGAAGTTATATGATGGTCAGATGAAACAGATAGAAGAAGAACTGACACCATTTGGTTTGATAGTAAATGGCACTGAAGAAGAGTTTTTTGTTGATAGTGGAGACCTATGGTCAGTCGATACTAAGACCGTTAAACGTGGTTGGATGTAAAGTAAGCATTTTATAAATAACCTTATAAGCAAAAAGACAGTGGTTTTTGTCAGTTTTTATATACAAGGAGAAGAAAATGGCATTTCAATTATCGCCAGGAGTCCTAGTTACTGAAAAGGATCTAACTAGCGTCGTACCAGCAGTCTCAAGTTCTGCTGGTGGGTACGCTGGTTACTTCCTCTGGGGACCTGTAAACGAAATTCAAACAATTTCGTCAGAAAACCAACTCGTTCGCGAGTTTGGTAAACCAACAAGCACAACAACAGTTCACTTCCACACTGCTGCTAACTTTCTTGGTTACGGCAACAACCTGCAACTAGTTCGCACAGTTGGCACAGCAGCAAGAAATGCTGTTTCAACAGGTACGGCAATTGCGATTAACAATCAAGATGTATATGATGCATCTTATGCTGCAGGCGAAGCAGCAGTAGGAACTTGGGCGGCCAAGTATCCAGGAGCTATTGGTAATTCTCTGAAGGTTGGTATTGCTGATGCTGCAACATTCGGTGAATGGTCATACGTTGCACAGTTTGATGGTGCTCCAGGAACCTCTGAATATGCAGCAAATTACAATTCATCTGGTGATGAAGTCCACGTAATTGTTGTCGATGAAGATGGCGCATTTACTGGTGTTGCTGGTACTGTTCTAGAAAAGTTCCCATTCGTTTCTAAGGCATCTGATGCTAAGAATTCTGATGGTTCTTCGAACTACTATAAGAACGTAATTAACGCACAATCAAAATATATTTGGTGGATGGATCACCCATCATCGATGACTGATTGGGGATCAACAGCAGCAGTTGCAGGCGCATTTGTCGGACTGAATGCACCAGAAAACGTTTCTCTCACAAGTGGTGTTGATGCTGCTCCATCTTCTGGTGACCTTCAAACAGGTTACGATCTGTTTGCTAACAAGGAACTTGTTGACGTTTCGCTTCTTCTGACTGGTGGACATGCTGTTGCTGTCGCTCAGCACGTGATCGACAACGTTGTCCTTGATCGTCTTGACTGTGTTGTTTTCCTTTCACCACCACTTGCAGCAGTTCAAAACAATGCTGGTGATGAAGCAGATGACATCGTAACATACAGAAATACAACTCTCGATCGTTCGACTTCATACGCTGTTATGGATTCAGGTTGGAAGGTTCAATACGACAAGTATAATGACACATATATCAATATTCCTTTGAATGCTGATACTGCAGGTCTATGCGCACGTACTGACAATACCAACGATCCATGGTGGTCGCCTGCTGGTTTCAATCGTGGCGCAATCAAGAACTGCGTGAAACTTCTGTATTCGCCAAACCAAACAGACCGCGATACTCTTTACAAGAATGGTGTCAACCCAGTTGTATCATTCCCAGGACAGGGTGTTGTTCTTTATGGTGACAAGACACTTCTTGCGAAACCATCGGCATTCGATCGTATCAATGTTCGTCGTCTGTTCATCGTTCTTGAGAAGGCAATCGCGACTGCTGCTAAGTTCCAGTTGTTCGAATTCAACGATGTCTTCACTCGTTCGCAGTTCAAGTCACTAGTTGAACCATTCCTCCGCGATGTTCGTGGTCGTCGTGGTATATATGACTTCCGTGTCGTTTGCGACGAATCAAATAACACTGGCGAAGTAATTGACCGTAATGAGTTTGTTGCAGATATCTACATCAAACCTGCTAAGTCAATCAACTTCATCTACCTAAACTTCATCGCAACACGTACCTCGGTATCGTTCGAAGAAGTTGGTGCCTAATAACCCGAATAAATAGAATTATAGGAGAAATCTAATATGGATATTTCAAAGTTTAAAGGGTTACTAGGTGCTGGTGGTGCAAGACCAAACCAATTCCGTGTATTACTCAACTGGCCTGGATATGTAACATCCGTTCCTGATAGAGAATATGCGCTGTTGGTAACTGGTGCTGCCCTTCCTGCATCAACAGTAAACCCAACTCTCGTTCAGTATCGCGGACGCGAAGTGAAACTCGCTGGTGAGCGTATCTTCGATCCGTGGACAGTAACAATCATCAATGACACTGAAATGTCGCTCCGTAAACCATTCGAAGAGTGGATGACAGGAATGAATGATCTGGAATTGAACACAGGTGTTCTTACACCAACTGAATATCAAGCAGATATTATCGTTCAGCATCTCGATCGTAATGATGAAGTTCTGATGGAATACACACTGTATAACTCATTCCCGATTAACATGTCGGAAATTGGTTTGCAATATGGTCAGAATGATGTAATCGAAGAGTTCACAGTAACATTCAATTACTCACACTACCTAACTAACACACTTTAAGAGTAATCTAATATTATGGAAATTTTTGGTTATAAGATTACACGATCTTCGGAGCCACCAACGGAAAAATCGTTCGTGGCTCCGACAGACGACGGTGGCACAGATGAAATTAAAGCAGGTGGTTACTACGGAACCTATCTAGATTTAGATGGGACTGCCAGCACAGAACAAGAACTGATTAGACGCTATCGTGACATTGCTGGAATGGCAGATGTCGACACAGCAATTGATGATATTGTTAATGACTCCATATCAAATCTTGATGACGAAGATCCAATTAGAATTAATCTGGATAACGTAGAGGTTTCTGCGGGCATCAAGAAAGATATCGAAAAAGAATTCGAAGAAATCTTAAGAATCTTAGATTTTAAACTAAGAGCGCACGATTACTTCCGTCGTTGGTATGTTGATGGGAGATTATTCTTTCACAAAGTTATCGACACAGCAAACCCAAAGCAGGGTCTAACTGATGTTCGATACATCGATCCACGGAAGATTAAAAAAGTTCGTGAGATCATCAAAGAAAAAGACACAAAGACTAATGTCGATTTCATCAAACGTATTGATGAGTATTTTCTCTTTAACGAGAAAGGTGTAGTACACCAAAAGTCAGCAAGCGCGAATGATTATTCAACCAGCGCGAATGCACTTAGAATCACAAAGGACGCTATCTGCCATGTTCCTTCTGGTCTTGTTGATCAGGATAAGAACGTGGGATTGTCGTATCTCCATAAAGCAATACGTCCAGCAAACCAACTCCGCATGATGGAAAACGCACTGGTGATTTATCGTATCACTCGTGCTCCTGAGCGTCGAGTATTTTATGTTGACGTTGGTAACCTACCTAAGATTAAAGCGGAACAATACCTCAAGGGTATTATGAACCAGTATCGTAACAAGATTGTTTACGATTCAAACACTGGTGAAATCCGTGACGATAAGAAATTCATGTCAATGCTTGAAGACTTCTGGTTGCCTCGCCGCGAAGGTGGTAGAGGAACACAGATCGAAACACTTCCTGGAGGGGAAAACCTTGGGCAGATCCAAGACGTTGAATACTTCCAAAAGAAACTATATCAAGCATTGAATGTTCCAATCTCGAGACAGCAACAGCAATCAGGTTTAAACTTTGGTCGTGCTGCTGAGATTAATCGTGACGAATGGAAGTTTACAAAGTTTATTGCTAGACTTCGTCGTCGCTTCTCGTTAATTTTTGATGACCTCCTAAAGACACAGTTGATTCTCAAGGGAATCATAACTGAAGCAGACTGGGAAGCAATCAAATATAAGATTCAATACAACTATGCAACTGATGCATATTACACAGAATCAAAAGAACAGCAAATCCTTCAGTCTCGTATCGAGATTCTGAATGGAATGGCGAATTATATTGGTTCGCTCTACAGCAAGGAATATGTCCAAAAGAATATTCTGAAACTTACTGATGATGAGATAGCAGAAATCGAAGCAGCGAATGAAGCAAATCCACCAGAAGTTCCACCTGCAGAAGAGCAACCGCCACAACCAGAACAAACTGAACAAGGATAATTATTATGGAAAACAATGTAGCAGATTTAATAAATAGCATTGAAAGCGGTACTCTTGCCGATGCAGAACAAGTATTTAATGATATTATGGACATTAAAGCGGGAACTGCATTAGATGCATACAGACAGCAGATTGCCATGAACGTTTTTAATGGTCAAGAATCAGAACCTGAAGAAGAATCTGATACTGACACCCAAGACGAATCAGATGAAGACTTTACGGGAGAAGAAGATGCTGAAGTTTAAAGATTTAATGGAAAGAATCAATGAAACTCGCTCATTGAATCTTGAAGAAGTTGAGCAGACCGACGAAGCACTAAAGGGTAATCAACATAAGATTGATGCCAATAAGAATGGTAAGGTTGACGGACACGATTTCAAGATTTTGCGTAATGCAAAGAAAGCAAGATACCAGTAAGGAATAACAGATGGCGACTAAAGCAGTTCTCAAACTAACACAGGTTCATGGTGTTGTAAAGGTGCGTGGTACTGGGTCAGCCACAATTGCACTTGCTACGGACTTGAAGAAAGCATCAGAAACCCAGTCTTCACCAAAGGCAAATATTCGCACTCTTCATTGGGCACTATCGGTAGGTTCTACTGCTACTATTACTAGAAATAGTGTTGTCCTATACTATCTTTCTGGTTCAGGAAAGATGGAATTTATGGGATGGTCAGACAATGAAGAAAATGGATCCGACGTTGTTGTCGATTTCTCATCGGGCACTGGATCTGTAGTTCTGGAACTCGCTAAGATCTCTGGTTATGGTCCGCAGCAACATCAAGACCAAGGAGATCTAGGATAATGAAACTTATTACTGAAGTCGTTGAAGACGTAAACCTATTAGTCGAAGAAACAAACGGCAAGAAAACACACTTCATTGAAGGTGTGTTTCTACAATCCAATTTGGCAAACCGAAATGGTCGTGTTTATCCAAAAGAGATTATGTCAAAAGAAGTTGAAAGATATAATGAAAGTTATGTCAAATCAAATCGTGCTCTTGGCGAACTCGGTCACCCAGATGGTCCATCGATCAATCTAGATCGTGTTTCTCACATGATCGTTTCTCTCAGAGAAGACGGTGATAATTATATTGGTAAAGCAAAACTCATGGATACTCCAATGGGTAATATTGCTAAAGGTCTTATCGAAGGTGGTGCTAAACTTGGTGTTTCATCCCGTGGTATGGGTACATTGAAAGCAAACAAAGACGGTATCAATGAAGTCCAGGACGACTTCTATCTTGCCACTGCTGCTGACATTGTGGCAGATCCTTCTGCTCCTGACGCATTCGTCCAGGGCATTATGGAAAATAAAGAATGGGTTGTGGTTAATGGTGTATGGACTGAGCAAGCATGCGACATGTCTAAGAAGTTGATCAAGAAAGCATCCAGAAAAGAATTGGAAGAAGCGAAGTTGAGAGTATTTGAATCTTTCTTAAATCGTATCTCCCGTAAAACAAAAGTTTTATAAATATTATATAATCTCGAATTCTAGGAGAAGCAAATGAATGTAGAAAACAAGATCAGAGAGTTGCTTAATAAAAAGCAACTATCCGAGGAAAATGCTGGTCCAATGGGCGCAGCAAAGGGTAAGGATACATCAATTCCAGCGAAAACTGCAGGCGATACAAAAAATCCTCGCCAAGGTTCTTCGGAAGATGCAACCATTTCAAGCGAACGTGATCAGGAAACTGATAATCCAGGTGCTAAAGAAGCAGCACCAATCGCTGACAACAAGAGCAAGATTTCGCAATCAGGCGCTGGCGCTGCACCAAACTTCAGCACTGTTGCTGATCCAACATCAGTTGTAAATCAAGCATCGTCAAAGGGTAATGTTCACCAAGAAGAATTCGACCCAGAAGATGACGCAGATCTAGACGATGCTGAAGATGCAGATCTAGAAGATGACGCAGATCTAGATCTTGAAGAAGATTTTGCTGCCGATCTAGCAACTCTTTTTGATGGCAATGAAAATCTAACAGAAGATTTCCGTAGCAAGGCATCATCGCTCTTTGAAGCAATGGTTGTTGCTCGTGTAAGTAACGAAGTAGGACTCATCGAAGACCGTCTGGTTTCAGAAGCCGCTGAGTTAATGGAAGAATATAAGTCGGAACTCGTAGAGAAGGTTGATTCTTATCTCGGTTACGTAATTGAAAATTGGATTCAAGAAAATCAACTAGCAGTGGAAAACGGTCTCCGTACTGACATTGCTGAAGATTTCATTGAAGGTCTAAAGACACTTTTCGCAGAGCATTATGTTGATGTCCCAGAAGACAAATACGATGTTCTAGGTGAAATGCAATCACAGATTGAAGAAATTTCTTCGAAACTGGATGAAGCAATCGCTGCTAATGTAGAACTACACAATGCTAATATCGAACTCAACAAAGAAAGTGTTCTTTCTGTCGTTGCAGAAGGTTTAGCAAAAACAGACGCTGAGAAATTCAAGTCGTTGGTCGCTGATGTAGAATTCGAGAATGCAGATATCTTTGAAGAAAAACTGAATGTCATCAAGGAAAATTATTTCCCTAAGACTAGAACTCTTTCAGAAGAGAAGTTTGACGATGGAGTTGAAAATGACTTCAGCGAATCATCAACGGTAAGTCAGTATATCAAGGCACTTGACGTACTTTCTGCTAAAAATTAATTTTATATAAATAAATCTATTGAACACCTAAAAGGGGAAAACTAAATGTTTCTTTCAGAGCAACTAACAAAAAAGTGGGAACCAGTTCTCAACCATGACGGACTTGGCCAGATCTCAGACAAATACAAGCGTGCAGTTACTGCTGTAGTTCTTGAAAACCAAGAGAAGGCACTTCGTGAAGAGCGTACTGCTCTTTTCGAAACTCCAGCAAACAACATCGCTGGTACTGGTGATAGCAACATCGATCGCTACGATCCAATCCTAATCTCGCTCGTTCGTCGTGCGTTGCCAAACCTAATGGCATACGACGTTGCTGGCGTTCAACCTATGACTGGTCCAACTGGTCTTATCTTCGCGATGAAGTCGAAGTATTCGACACAGGCAGGAGCAGAAGCACTCTTCAACGAAGCAGATACAGACTTCTCTGGTGCGGCATCGCCTGCACACGATGGTTCGAACCCAGTTGATGGTACTTACACCACTGGTCTTGGTATCGCAACAGTAGACGCTGAGCAACTTGGCGAAACTGGTGGAACTGACTTCAACGAAATGGCATTCTCGATCGAGAAAACAACTGTAACTGCTAAGACACGTGCGCTAAAGGCAGAATACACAGTAGAACTCGCTCAAGATCTCAAGGCAATTCACGGTCTTGACGCTGAAGGCGAACTTTCCAACATCCTTTCACAAGAAATTCTTGCTGAAATCAACCGCGAAGTTATCCGTACGATCTACAAGGTTGCTAAGACAGGTGCTGCTTCGACTGCAACTGCTGGTACTTTCGATCTTGACGTTGACTCAAACGGTCGTTGGTCGGTTGAGCGTTTCAAGGGTCTTCTGTTCAACATCGAACGTGACGCTAACGTAATCGCTCAAGACACCCGTCGTGGTAAGGGTAACTTCATTATCTGTTCGTCAGACGTTGCTGCTGCTCTTGCAATGGCAGGTATGCTTGACACAGGTGGTGCACTTAATGGTTCGCCAACTCTTCAAGTTGATGACACAGGCAATACCTTCGTTGGTACGCTGAACGGTCGTTACAAGGTATTCGTTGATCCTTACTCAGCAAACACTGGCGCTGCATCGCAGTTCTATGTTGTTGGTTATAAGGGTGCTAATGCTTATG